CCCAGGTAAGGGACAGTTGATGTTGAAAAGGGTAGGCTAGAACAATGAAAAGGGTATATTCCGCGTAATGGCCGGTTGATCATGAAAAGGGTTGCAGGGATTCTGCAATCCTGCTGCCTGGGGGCTGCAATGAAGGTCTACAGCAACTTCGCGGACAACCCGATTGATCAGGCCGCGCCCTTCCAAAGTCCGGCGTTTACCCCGGCAGTCCGCAGTGCGTGAATCAGGGTGCTAAGGTTCCGAACGTCGTCCGCCAGTTCCTCGCACTTGTCGCGCAGTGCATTGGTTTCTGCCTGGGTCGGACCACCAACACCGAACGTCAACCCGCCGATCTCGTTGTCGGCATTGCCGAGGGTCACGGCCGCCTGAGCCGCGCCAGCGGGTTGTACGACAGGCGTCACGCCCCAGAGCCCGAGCTTTTGGTCTGCCGCCGTGCCGAGCTTTGAACCCGTAGTAGTCCCAAGGTCGAGATTCGTGCCATCGGCGAGTGAGAAGTGATGCACGAACATGCCCATGGCCTTCCAGTACTTCTCGTTGGTGGTCCCGGCGTAATCGTCGGGCCGGATCACGTTCGGAGAGACTTCCGCCTCTGTGCCGTCAGTCAGCCGGTAGACGTAGACAACGCCGTCGCCGCTGGTCACGCATGCCAGGACCAGCATTCCCGCCTCGCGGTCCACTGTTGGGATGGCGTCCAGCGTAGTGGCGCCCAGGATGGCCGTAGCCGCTGCGCTACTGCCGCCGCCGCCCGTGAAGCCAATTGTTGGTGCGCTCGTGTATCCCGAGCCGTGGTTCGTCATGGTGATTGCCACCACAATACCGCCAGAGACCGTGGCTGTTGCCGCCGCGCCGGTACCCCCGCCGCCAGTGAAACCCACCGTTGGCGCGCTCGTATAGCCGGTGCCTCCACTGCTCACGACTATGGCCTCGACCGCATTGGTGCCCCCAGTGAGGGCCTCAATGCGCTTCGTGAGAATCACGCGGTCGTAAATTTCTTTGGTCAGTGTGCTCAGTTTGCTCATGTTTTGTTATACCAAGTGGCGCCTGTGGCTGTCATAAACCCGAGAATGGCGTCTGTATCCTCGGCCAGCAGAAATTCCGATTCGGTCTCAAACCCATAGGCAATCCGGTAGAGCGCCTTATCCGCGGCATCCGTCGCGGACTGGTCTGGATGCACACCGCCCATGGCAGTGGCAAACCCGGCATAGTCCAAGCTCTCAGCCAGCGTCTTGACCCGATTGCCCCAGGATGTGGCCAGTGTTCCGAACGGGCACATGGTTGTGTCGTTGCGATCGTAATAGGTGCTGCTCGCATCCGCCAATTCCTGGCTTCCTACCGCGTTAAAGGTGGGCACCGCCACGTAACGTTTCCAGTCCGTGTCTGGAGAATCCACCCCTGCAGGCCGCCAGAGGGTCGCCGCGTTGCCGCCCGACCGCTCGAAATACATCGAGCCGGTCACGATCGCGAAATCCGCTTTCCTGCTGACGTAGCAATGCTCTGTGGGGTAAACTCCCTGCCCCGCCTCGGTCTCCATCGCCGGCGCCGGCGCTCCGAAAGCCTGATCCGTGAATTCGAGCTCCAACTCCGTAGACGAGATTGCCACCTTGTAGCCGTCGGCTACGGCCTGCAGCCATAGGGCGTCCACCTGGTGCTGATCAATGGTGCTACCGACGCTCTTGTAGAGCCTTCGGCCGGCGCAGCAATAGAACTCACCCGAGTCGTCAAGGAGGGAGAGCACAAATGCCGCGTCCGCGGCGGTTTGAAAATTGATCCTGAGGATCCAGGTTGTATTGTTTCGGGCTCTCGTCCACCAGGTGAGGGTTCCATGAGCAGGGTAGGCTGTGGTGCCGTAGATCTCCCCGTAGGCCTTTTGGATCGGATCCCAGGTGAAATGCACACGGAATCCCTCGCTCAATTGCTGGGGCCGATGGCAGGCCACAAGAAAACCATCAGGCTGATCATCCTTGAGGGCTGCCGGCAGCGTCGCCAGCCGTGGTGTGGTAGACACCAGGGCGAATTCATCCGGGATGCCTGTAAACGCGCTGTCCGTTGGAACGTAGTCGTTAGCCTCATCGCGGGTTATCTCCTCCACCACCAGGAGCCTCACCAGCCGATTGTCCTTTGCGGATCTATTTACCTCCTGGATCCGAACGACGCGCTGGCTGATCCCGCGCTTGGCGAAAGACAGCTTCACCAGGTCTCCGGGCATCAGGTAGCGCAAGCTTGGCATTACCTCCAGCTCCCAGGTCATGGCCGGGATCCCGCCCTTTAGACCCTTTCGTTTCACCAGTTTCTTGGCCACTTCGCGCTGAGTCACGAAGGGCAGCCGGATCTCCTCGTCCACGATCTCCCCGGTTAGGACCGCGTTCGAGGTATCCTCATAGGTCTCGACGGCGTCACCCTGCCATTCACGATCGCGGTCGGTGTAGACCAGGCGCGTAAAATTCCAGGTGTTATTCCAGCCTTTGTTCACTGGTTTGGGCTCGTCAGCCAGAGTGCTCTCATCGATCACTGGCAGGCCGGCCGAGCTCTCCTTCCGGATCAGCCCCATCTTGATCTGTCCAGCCTCATAGCGCAGGTACCCGTCCACATACGAAAGCAGTAGACCCACAAACTCCCGAACACTCGAATTTTCGTCCAGCCATGGGCTGGCTCCAATGCCTTCCGTGATCACCGTCTCGCAGGCGGTCCTGAACGATTCCGCGTTAAGCTTGGCCGTCGGCATGCCCACCCCAAACATCGTGTTGGTGAGCAGATCGTAAATGACTTCAGGGATTACCGCGTCGCTATTGATGGTGTGAGCCGTGATCGTGAGGAGGGAAATTTCTCGCTCAAACTCAAACTTCAAAGTAGGCGGGACCGGTTGACCGCCAAAAGCGACGGAATTCGCCACGAAGTAAATCACGTTGGGCCAGGCGGGCACCAGAATGGAAACGGGTCCAGACCCGAAATCAATTTGGGAGGCCTGCAGGAGCGTGTCAGGAAGCTGATCGGATCGTCCCCAGTAGAAGCGAATCTCTCCAATCGTGGTGGTCAGAACCGTTTTGCCATCACCATCCCGGCTTGACTGGTCAATGTCGCCAGTCCAGATGTCGGTCTCGCCATTCGAAATCCGCGTCAGGCGCGTCGCCGGGCCGACACCCAGGGCCTGGGCGAATGTGCCATAGTAGTTGTAGCCTGTGGTTACTCGTCGGCTGCTACCCATATCATTTTCCCATGCGTTGCTTCACGGGTACCGCCGTGACGTTAAAAACGGGCAGGATGTAGGTCCCGGCCCGCAGCGCAACTCCCCAGACGAGCGGCAGAGGCTCGGATTCGGTGGCCTGCGTAAACACGCGGCCCTCGATTGGCACCTTTAAACCGGGCCGCTTAGCGTCGGCGCCGCCCATTGGCGTGGCGCCCTTTGTTGTTGAGACTTCGAGGTTCATGCTTTTTGCGATCGCTAACCGCGCAGGCCGCGGCCCAAATTAATAGGAAAATCGCGAATCCGTAGAAAACGTATTCATAGCTGCTCATGCATCCTCCAGTGGCCGGTAAATCGCGTAGATGAGGTCCATGTGATCCAGCGAGCTGGCAAGTTGGATTTGACCGTTCCAACTATGCGCCAGGGTCCCGTGATCAAGCACCAAGCCTAAATGGTGCAGGCGTGTGCCCGTGCTGAACACCAGAACGTCTCCCGCCAGCGTCCGCGGCACCACCTCGGACTCGCCGGCGGACCGTTTCCAGATCTGGAACAGCCGTTCGGTGCCATCGAGCACCCCAAGCAAAATTTCAAGCATCTGAGGACCGCCACCGCGGGAGACGTATCGTCTCGGCCATGGTACCTCTCCGATTGCCCCGAGCCGCTGCAGCGGCATGGCTACCCAGCAACAATCCGCGCAAACACCGGGGCGCGCTTTGGCGCCGCTGCTCTCGACAAACGGCGTGCCGAGCCAGGTCAAAGCCACCTCGCGCAGGTCCGCCACTCTATCCGGCCGGTTGAAAAATGGAGTCATCCTTTCTTGCCTCCACCTTGCTTGGGTGTTTCCAATGCCTGAAACTGCGGGTTCCGCGCCGGGATATAGGGAAAGCCCAGGAACTTGGTTAACTGGCCGAACTTGGCCGCCCAGGTGTTCACTCGTTTGTCATCACCAGCCACCGCGCTAATCCCGCCGCCAACAACAGCTCTGCGCAGAGGGTAGTTCAAGTACAGCCGATTTCCTGACTGCCCTGTGCACATGCGGATCTCGGTACCGGCAACAACTTTCCCCAAGGCGAACCAGTTTGGATCCCCCTCCGCGGTTGCCTTCGTGCCGAACACTGCGGCCTCCACGTAAGCGGGGTCCGACGATAGGCCCGAAATCGTGCCCGCGGTGGTAAATGTCGCCTCGGTCGCGTACTTATAGACGCTCTCATTGGCCAGGCGTTGCATTTGGACCTTCGGGATCCGCTGCTCGCCGAACCGGAACAGCGAAGATACCTCGAGGGTGATGCTGCCTTGCTCGCCGAAACTAACTTCTTCAACTCGGCCCACGTGGTCAGGAGTCGCCAAATTGACCGCGGCCAGGTCGTCCAGATCAGCCATCCACACCTCGACCGTGTAGTTCCGGCACTGCAGCGGATCCAAATAGTCGAGCAAAGGATGCGCCGAGTCATCCGTTTTCAGGGTAACGCGCAGCGTGTCACCAAGCATGTCGAGGCTCGAGGTTATGTCATCTCCGGTGACATCGGCGGCTTGCCAGGTGATGGCGGCCGCCTCGACGTCGACGCCATAATCGGCCAGGGTGAGCGTCGTGCTGCCGTCGGAGATTCGATAGAGAAAAACCGGCCTAGTTCCAAAATGGGCCGTGGTGGTACCTGATGAAGATTCCGCGGCCGCCGGGTATTCCCGAGGGCATTCGACGGTTTCGATTACGGCCTTGATCACGTTTCCCGACAGATAATCAAACTCAAGCAGGTCCTCGATCGGCCGCACCAATAGCAGTGGACAACAGATCGTGGTCGCCGCTTCCAAATCCGATTCGAGAACGCGAGACAGGACCAGCGTGTCATTGGCGCCCGCCGGCGTGGCGGCCGTCACGCCGTAGCACTCGAGCTTTCCAGCCCGCGTCAGGAGCGCAATAAACCGGTATTGCGCGCCGAGCGCGTGCTTCGTGCTCATCATGTGGCCCTCCACTGTGATGCTTGCCGCTCCGGAGCTCGCGTCCGCTACGAGCCCGAAATCGTTGACCCACGACGGAAGCCAGAAAGGCACCTGGCGGGAGCGATGCACATCCCAGAACTTGCGCAAATAGGCAATCGTCTCAAAGCCCTGGACAACTAGAGGCAGCTTTACCGTGCGCCGCACGGCGCCGCTTGCGCGCCAGGGCGTCGCTAAGCCAAACCCGGCTCCGGAAAGCTCGAGGTCGTCCATCTGTCCGGCCGCCACACCATCGTAGTGCGGCCGCAAATCGAAAATCGACAGATCGCGATAGGTGATGCCAAACACCACCACCCCACCCAGGGCGCCGCCCACGTCGGATAATGGAACGCCTTCACTCCAGAGAGAAAACTCCGGTGACCCGGCTATGGTCACCACCGGAACGCCTTCCTTCCAAATGGAAAACTCGCTGGTCATCGGGCGACGATATGATCGAAGATGGCTGAGGATCCAAACGTATCTGTATCCACGTTCCAGATCTCAACCCAGAGCACTCCAGATGACGTCGGATTCACAGCCACCGGGCCGATCGTGACCCAATCCAGGCCCGCCGGCGCCTCGCCAATCACGTCCACTGGCACGCCCAGCGACGCGTCGGCCTTTATGACGAGCTGCGGCCGTAGTCCGGCCACGTTCGAAACCTGCTTCACCTTCACCGAGATGGTGCGATTCCCTGGGTCAACACCCCAACGGAAGGCGAAGAAGTTTGGTTGGTCAATCTCGAGACTTGGGGGATTGGGGCTGCCCTCGGAATTGTTCCGCTTAACTCCAAGCCGGTAATCGATGCCGCCAACCACGAGTTTTCTCAGCGCCCCCACCGAACCGCGGGAGGGAGAATTCTTGATGGCCGAGTGCAGGGCAGTGGCCATGATGCCATACCGAAACCCGAAGTATTCCTCCAGGGACTGGATCTCAGTCAGAGTCAGGGCCCGGTTGTAAATGAGGAATTCGTAAATGGAACCCGGCAACCAGTAGGTAGCACCAGCATCTCCCATCAGGTGAATGTTCGTGACGCCGTTCGGCCCAGGACTTCCAGACGCGTTAGCCGCGCCGTTAAAACGAAGGAACGAAGAGGCGCCGTTAAACTGCGCACACATGAACAGCGGGGCTGTGCCAATGGTGGTAGCGCTCTGAATTACACTACCTCCCGCCCAGATATACGGAGCCGGATTTGGCGAGCTGTGGGCAATCTGGCAACCGGCTGCGTCCCCATTAATCATCCAGCAAGACGGAGCGCCACCGAACCCGGTCCTCTTGCCGGCAATGAACACCGTTATCGGCTGGGCAATCAGCGCGTGAGTGGATCCAAGGACGTCGCTGGTGATGAACTGAAGCTCTGGTTTGTAGAGCGGCCCAGTGTAGACCCAGGTCGGTCGCCTCGCCGCATTGGCCTGCACCATGTCGAATCCACCCCCTACCTGGTTCGCCCAGGTGTAAACCGTCGTGCCCTCGGTGCACGGGACTGCCTTGGCGGCATCCTGATACGTGCCCATATCGGACTTAAACCAGGCCACTAGGTTTGCCACATCGCTGGGAATGACAGACATCAGTTGGTCTCCACGGTTTCAGAGATTTCCACAAACCAAACGCCCCCGTTAACGCCATTTTTAATAATCATAAATTCTTTGCCTGCGTAGTCACCGCCGCCGGCAATCACCTGGCCCTCAACGAACATGTCAGGATTGTGCGGGCTTACGTACAGACCTCGCAGCCGACCCCTTTGGGCACTGCCGTCATTCCATCGAAGCGGGTAGAAGTAAAGGGCGTTGTCCGCGCCGATATTCGTAATCCCGCGCTGGTAGCCCAGTCCGGTCATGCCGACAGTCAGCAGGGAGTTCATCCCGTCCGCCGACACGTTGCTAGCAACCGACGACCCTCCGCCGCCCCACGTCCGGGCAATATAATGTCCGGCGTGACCTTGTTGGATGCCGTAAAGGGAACCGTCCCCTATCGCAATCACGTCCGTCTTCGCCGTCGTTGCCGAGGGAGTGGATGTGTTGACCGTGTCGCCCCGGATGAAGCAGCGGTAGGCATCCGTGGTGGATTTAACGCTGAACAGATCCCCAAATCCCCAGTGAGTATAGTTAGCGCCGTTGTGGAAGACCCACATGTAGAACGTGTGAGCATCGGCCAAAATAATCCAAGGCCTGGCGGTGGCGTCAGCCGTCGTGGACTTGTGCCAGGCCACGGCGCCCACCGTCCCGAATTGCGCGGGCGTCGGGAATTGACCGCCGCCGGATCCCACAGGGGAAGCAATTCCTGCTAGCGTCTCCCAACCACAAGCGAGGGCCTCGCGTGCGCCTGGCGTTGCGTTGTAACCGGCGTCGTTGACGACAAGGTTCAAACCGGTCGAACCCGTGCCGTTCTTGTAACAGCCAATATTCGCCGCATCGGCAAAGGGTTTAGACCAGCCAGCCGCCGGTTGAGTGCCGTAGCCATTAACCAGGACAGCATTTAGAACAGTCAGGAGCGAACCAACAGTTCCTGGAAGTGCGGGCGCGCCCGCGTCGCTCGACGAATAGACTCTTAATCTGCTAGCAGCCATATGTTTTTCCTCTCATCGGTTTAGGCCACCGCGTCACTCTCAGAGAGCGACTGATCGTGCAGCCGGTGGAACGTTTCGTTGAATTCGCAGTCCCATTGGCCATGCTCGTCGGTGAGTTGGTCGATGTTACCGCGGGCCGCGTGGCCGTAAGCGAGTGGCAGGAATAGCGCCCCGGCCGAATAGGCCCGAGCAGTCACTGCCGAAAGCGTGATTTCAGTCGAGCTGACTGAACCGAGCTCGACCACTTCCCAGGTCTCGAAGTCCGCCCAAAGCAGGGCAAATTCCGAAAGCACCTCGAACAGGCAATCCTCCGTCGCGTCCGTAGTCAGGCTGGTGGACCCAGCGCCGGCATCCGCCATCAGCCTGGCCGCCAGTGGCCAGAGCGGACAGGCGACCGGGAGCGCATCGGGCTTTTCGATCAGCGCGCGCAGGTAGGCCGTCTCCGCGGCGGTCAATCCCACCGTCCGGAATTTGAGGCCATAGAGCGCCCTGGGGAACCTCCCCTGGCGTTCCTCGGCGCCGTTCAAACTCTCCGTGACGATGGTCGAGTAGAGCTGACGCCACTTCACGCCCCCGCTCCAATCCGGTGGCAGGCTCAACACCGGGATCACGCTGCCTCTGTAGGTGGGGATGGCCATTTCCTTAAACGCTGATCTTGTTCCCCCGGCGCTGCAACTCGCCCAGCAAGACCCTCATTCCCTTTCTGGCTTCCCAGTCGCGCCGGTCCTGCCGGTTGTCGATGAGCGCAAAGCTGAAATTCTGGCCCGCCGCCGGCGACGTCACCAGCCCGCCCCCCGCGTATCCGGGAAAGGGTCCCTTAAAACTGCTGATGTTGCTCACGTTGACCTCCCCGCGCCTTAAGCCCAGAAGCGGCGCCAACCCGATCCGCGCCACGTCCTCCTGGGAAAACACCACCTCGCCGCGGTGGACGATGCCGGCCGGCTCATACTTCCCGCCGGGCCCCGTGTAGCCGCCGGAATCGAAAGACTGCGAGTTGATAACGGCCACGTTTGCCAACCCGGCCGCCACGGCCGCCGCGGCCGCCGCAACCGCCAAGGCGGGCCCCACGTAGGGAATTCCCGCCATCGCCGCGTAAGCCGCCGTGGCCGAACGATAGGTGTCCACCAGGGCGGCGGCGCTCGCGAAGACCCGGTAAGCAATGAAGCCCTCGCGGCCAAACACCTTTGCCGCGGTGGCCATATCCGCGAACATGTTGCGCGTTCCCTCGAGCTGCTGGGCCCGCAGTTCTCGCTCGGCATCGCGCTTCCGCCGCTGGACGGCCATGCTCTCCGCCATAGCCTCCTGAAATTTCCCTTCCAGCTCGATCCACTCCTCGTTCTGCCGCAACGCCTGGTCGTCCAGGTCCAATTTCTCCTGCAGCGCTTCCTGCTGGGCCTGGTATTCCCTGGTAATCTCCATCAGGACATCGCGCTGCTTGTCCAGGGCCGCGTTGCGATCCGTATTCGTGCCGGCCGCGCTCACCAGATCGGAAGTGCTCTCCACCATCGAGAGCTGCACCTGGGTCTCGCGCAGCTTGGCGTTGAGCAGATCGATATTTTTCCCCGGCTGAGCATTTTCAATGGCACGGATCTGATCGCGCACATTGCTCAGCGTCGCGGACGAAAGGTCGGTTCTGTTCAGTTCATTGAACAGGATCTTCATCTGCGCGGCCGTCAAAACACCCTGATCCCCCAATTGCTTGATGTGGTTACTCAGCAACTTCGCCTGAAACGCCACACCCTCAGTCGCCGCCAATTGATTCTCCGCCTCCCAAAGCTTCTCGAAACTTTTCGTGGTGAGCCAGGTCCCGGCCGCGAGCGCTGCGCCAATCACCGTCAACCGCGTCAAAGCCGCCGTGCTGAGCGCCGTGGAATCCTTCAATCCGATCAAGGCCGATTTGGCCACCATGATCGAGCCCGTCAACTGCGGAAACGCCTGCAAGCCGACCACCGTCATCACTCCGCGCAGCGCGCCAAACCCGGCCTTCAACTGCGTCGCGTTCTGGCTCAGCGATTTTGTCGCCATGGCCGTCTTGGCGGCCGCCGTCCCGGTGTTGGTCAGGGCGGGCACTAGCGGCGCCGCCTGGCTGTTCGCCGTGGCGGCCGCCTGCCCCAGCGCCGCTACCTCGGCGGTGACTGCCTTCACCTTGGCGCTCGCCTGGTCAATGCCCTCGAGCAGCAGTTGAATTTGTGTGCCGGCCATATTCTTAAATGCGCTTCCGGCCGCGGGGACGAGTCGCCTCCGGCCGCAAAGCTTCACTGTGGCTGTTTAACTGCGTCTGTTTTCTCAACTCATCTTCCAGCGCCAGAAAGTTTCTCCGGCCCTCGTCCTTCCCGAACACCAGCCCGGCCACTGCCGCCAGGCTGCGCAAGCTCTGCAGTTCCGCTGCCGCCTGCTCGCGCGCCACCCGCTCCTGGGCCAATCGCGCCAGCAACGTCAGTTTCTCGGTGGAATATTTCCAGAGCTCGGCGTCCCGGTGCCCCTGGCTGATGAGCCATTCGTGAACCCGCGCTGCGTCAAGCGGGTCATGGCCTCGCTCGCCGCCGCCACCAGCGCCTCCTGGTTGCTCACCAGGCTCACCATCCGTGCGCGCCGGCGAAACCAGCGCGCATAGCTGGAAAAATTTAGCCGCTGGCCCTCCGCCAGCACGCGATCCAGCGATCCCTCATGGAGCGACCGCGCCCAAGCCTCATCCCGGCCGCAATACAGCGCCGCCTCCTGGAACTCCCCCAGCTCCGAATCGTCCTGGATGATCAGCGCCAGGTTCGCGAATTCCTCCCGCGGAATCTTCCGCACCTTCACAAGCCCTAAATGCCCTGCCTTGTAAAGGACCTCCAGGTCCGCCCCGTCGTACAAAACCTCGTGCGCTTCCTGCGCGCTCATCGCCCCCGGCTGTTTCGTTTCCATATCAGTTTACTTCAGTGTTTATCCAGCCGCTCAGCTCTCCTCCGGAGCGAAGTATTCCCCGCGATCGTGCGTCACCGTCAGCATGATGTCGAACGTCGCCGGCGTCTTGCCCGTGCTCTCCCCGAAATTCTGCACCGTCACGCTGCACGAGAAGTCTCGGTGTTCCCAGGTGAGCTCCTCGTCCGAGGCGCTGAACATCGAGAGCCGCGCGTAACCTTCCACGCTCGCCTGCTCGAGCGGCGTCATGCTCTTGCGGTAATTGTCCGAGGTGTTGACAATCGATTCTCCCGTGAGAAACGCGTAGATGTTCGTCGCCATGTTGTCCAGGAACCGCAGCCGGCCCAGGGAGGCGTCAAAACCGTAATCCGTATTCGCGGTCAGGGCTTTTAACCAGGTGGCGGTCCCGTTCGTCGTCAGGGCCAGCGCCGCCCCCCCAGCCGTGGCGCTCAATTGGAACGTATCCGCTGTCTTTCCCACCACGTAATACGGCGTCAGCGTCGTCGCCCCGGTGGTCGTCACCAGTGTTACCAGGATCACCCGGTCCCCATTCTCCAGCCCGTGCGCCACCGTCGTGAAGGTATCCCCGGTATCCTGCGTGGTGGCCGCGTTTGGAGTACGGCCGAAAACCAGCGCGCTGGTCAAATGCGTCTGCTGCTCGTCGGCGATCAACAAATCATACCAGCGCTTCGGGTTGCTCGGGATCAGCGCCGTAAACGCCATCACATCCGCCGCCATCTCCGTCATCACCGCTCGCGCGTTGTCCCCCAGGTCCTCGCCCATCAGCGCCAGCTTGATGTTCTCATACGTCGCCTCGTCGCACTTGCACACGTAGCCCAGCTTCTGCTTGATGCTGAACTTGGCGTCCACGCTCTTTTTCCCGCGGTAGCTACCCTCCCGCTCGAACATCTCGTTCTCCACCACGTGCTGGTAGACGTCCACATTTCCCACGTCCCGGAAGCCGGCCGGCGGACGTGTGGCGGCTCGGGTTAAAGCCCCAATGCAGAGTGAAAGTTCGCACGTGCCGATGTGGATCTGTTTGGTATTGCGGGTCGGTGTCATATTCGATTGCGGTTTTGGTTGTTTAGAACAGCGTTAAAAATCTCTCGGTCAACTCGCCGGCGCCACCTTGGCGATCCGGCTCAGGCTCACAGCTTCCCAGTCCGTTGCGATCTCGAAGTCCTGAGCAAACACAATGCGCCCCGTCTGGTCTTCACGGCTCTCCAGCGAGGCTAGCCGTCCGGTACCCGGCAGCACCACGGCGCCGCTGGGCAATTCACTCAGGGTATCCACGAGCAGCTTCCCCAGGAGGAGCGCCCCCGGCGTCGTCGCGTCGCCCATCAGCGCTTTCCGTCGGTCGCTAAACCGGCGATCCGACACAATCACGCTGATCGAGAGCGACCGCTGCGTTTTAAGCGTGCGCCCGCTCACCACGTTGGCGTGGTCCACCGAGTCCAGGCCGATCAAGGCGATCCGGTTTGCGTAGAGGAACAATTCCTCCATCGCTTTGACCAGGTCCTGCAGGTCGAAGATCTTCACCTTATCAAACGCCAACTTCCCGGCGCCGAACGGATCCACCGGCAACTGCATCGCCGTGATCACTGTCACCAGCTCGTTGAGCGCCGTGCGTGGATCCGCCAGGTTCATAATCCCTCAAGGGTCTCCCGCGTCGCCGGCTGCGTCGGCTGCCGGACAATCTCCGCCGCTGATCCCCGGATGTTCCCCTGGCGCGCGCGATCCAGGAATTCCCGCGCCCAGGCTTGCTCCTTCAGGTGCTTCTCCGGAATCCCCGTGGCCAGGCGTCCATACAGCAGCGGCACCGCCAGGCTCAGCCAGACCCGGTAGAGCATCTCCGGGCTGATGCCCTCGAGCGCCTCCGGATCAATACTCAGCTTGATCTCGCCCAGGCCGCTGTCGATCGCCTTCTGCACGGGCGAGGCCTGCCCCGCCTCGATCGCGACCGCCGTCAGCTCGTCCAGCTCTTCCTTGGTAAGCCGCGTCAGCAGATCATCGCTGGTGATCGTCGTGGTCATGACGCCGGCGCAAATCGTGACGGCTCGCGGTCCGCGCAGCGCGGCCGCACATTCAAGGCTTTGGGCCCCTTATCCGTGGGTTCCACCCGGAATTCCACCGCCTGGCCCACCTCCAGCGTGCGCCGGCCTTTCATCCGCACCTCCGAGTGGTGGACGAAACAATCCTGCCCGCCGTCATCCGGCGAGATGAAACCAAAGCCCTTGCCGTCGTTGAACCATTTAACTTTCCCGTACATATGCGACTTCTCTGAAAATTTTAATTGCGGTTTTAGCCCAGGTTGAGGACCAGGGTGGTACCACCCCAGCCCTCAACCCGTGCCGGATCATCATGCCGCAGCCACCGTCAGCTTCCGGATCCCGAGCGTGCTCGTGATCACGGTGTTGCTGTAGTGCTCGACCGAAATATCGATGAACTTGTCATCTTCCTTGCGGAATACCCGGTACCGGGTTCCCACCGGCGTCACGAATCGCTTCACGTTGCTCGGGTCGTCTTTGCCCGCGCCCTGCAGCGCCAGGTAGGCCAGCACCGTCAGCGTGGTTTGCACCAGGCCCTTGGCCGTGAGGCTCGTCGAATAGCGTGCTTTCACGATCTCGATCCTGTCCACCATCACCTTGCGCGCCAGTTCCTGAGGCGTCATGGCCGCCGCCCGGCCGGCGTAGCTCGAGGTGTTGGCCGCTGCCTCGTAGGCGTCCAGCCGCATGTCCCAGGCCGTCTCGGAAAAGAGCACCACGTTCGGCCGGATCCCGCTCGCGCTGGCGCCCAGCGTGAGGGCCCCGCGCAGATCCCCGTCCGGATTCGTGGTGGCGGCCCACACCTTGGCCGCGTTCGTGGCCGCGGCGTCGATCAGGGTCAGCGCCCGCCGCACCTCGTTGCGCGAAAGCCGCTGCATCAGCCGGCCCACCGCCCGCTCTTCCTCCCCGTCATCCAGCAGGTCGTCCTTGTCCAGCCGGATCGTCAGGCCCTTGTTGAGCGTCTTCTCGTTCACGGTCTCGCCGGTGTATTCCACCCGCTTGAACGCCGAACCGATCGCTCGCACGTCGTCGGTCTCGCTGAAGAAGGCCTCGGCATTGGTCGCCTTCTTGAACTCGAACCGGCGGCCCACCGGCACGCTGGGGGCAATGCTGTCCAGCAGCGCGTCCAGGTTCTCCGGGTCGCGCCAACCCACCGTGTACTGCGTCAGCGGCTCCGAGTAGTTCACGCTGGCAAAGCGCGACTCGTTCGCGGCGTAGATCATGCCCGGTGTGATTTCGCCACCGTTGTCCTGCGGCAGGTGAAACTCGTTCACCGCCGTAATCGTTTTTTGTTCCTTCATATTTTGTCGTTCAGTTTCGAAATTTGCTTCTGCTCGTTAATTGCTGCTTGCGTGGGTGTGGATCAGGCAAAGACGAATTTCACCGGCGCGCAATCCGCCACCTCGATGATGTCATTGTCCGCGCCCGCGGCCGTCAGGGCCACGCCCACCAGGTAAACCGTCGCTCCCGCCGGCGTGTCCTGGACTTTCCCCCCCGCCGCCGTGAATACCTGCTCGCCGGCGGTGATCGCTTCGCTGGCCACCATCCGCTTGGTGGGGCCCTTCCCGAGCAGCTCTACCGACAGGAAATGGTTCCCCGTCGCCAGCTCCGCCGCCGTGCATTCGTCCGCGATCGTCCCGATCGGCACGTCGGCCACCCCGCAGGCGGCGATGTGATCGGCATCGCTGCCCACCTTGAATAACAAGTGCCGCGCCGCGATCGCCGCGTCCGGCAGCTTCGTGATCGACCGTTCGTGCACCCCTTCGGCGATGTTCGCCCCGTAGCACACTTCCCGGTTCCGGTACCGCAACCGGCTCCACAGCCGGGCAGGCAGCACCAGTGCTTCCTGCAGCGCCATCATGAACCGGCCCGCAAGTGATCGGGCCTGGCGGTTGACTCTGCGGACCATGCGCTTATCCAGGCGCGGTAGTATCAGCACCGTGGCCAGCATGACCACGACTACGAACAACATTAAAAATAGGATCGATTTCATTTGGTTTAGGTTTATCGGTTTGTTGCGGCTAAATAGTTCGGCTCTCGAGGTTCGAGGATGATTTGCGGCTAGGTCGTTTGCACCGCGATGGTGAACAGCTCCGGTTTCTCCCGCTTCACCGCGGCCCAGCATGCGTCATAAGGTTCATTCGGGTGCTTGGCGCGGCGCTCATTCACCGCGTCCTGTATCTGCTGCCCCGTCTCCGTCCCCAGGGAGGCATTGCGCTGGCCCAGGCCGATGACCTTGGATTTGGTGTTCATCTTCGCCTTCGCCGCCTGCAGCTCGTTGGCCGCTTCGGTGTGGTTGGCGGCGAACTTCGTCTTCCAGGCTTCCTGCTCACCTACCAGGATTTTGCCCTCGCGCACGCCGCGCTCGATGAGCAGGTCCCGCGCGCGCTGCCGCTCGTTGGCCGCTTCCGTTTGGGCGGTGGTCCGCTGCGTGGTCGCCTCCGTGAGCTGCGTGGTGAGGGTCGTCACCTTCCCTTGCTCGATCGTGAGCTGCCCCTTCAACGCGTTGATCTGCGTCTCGTTGGCCGCGTGCTTCGTTTTCAGGCCGTCTATCGCGGCCTCAATTTCCTGGTCCGTGGCGGTTGCCGCCAGGCCGAGGCTCGTTATGAGTTTAGTTCGGTCCATCTGGTTTTTGCTTTCTTCGTTGGCGGCGGTAATCGGAGCCACCGGGATTTGTGGTTCATTGGTCCAGCCCACCGATTTGAGCCGGAAAGGATGCCATTTATTGTCCGGGCCCTTGCGCATCGCCCACATAATGCTGTGGCCATGGAAGGCTTCGTCCTGGATCAGCTTCTTGCCTGCGTCGGAAAATTTCACCCGGCCGTACAAGCCATCGTCGCGCACCTGCAGCTCTTTGATCCGGCCGTAGGCGCGCGTGTCCTTGTAGCGCTGCTTCAGCGGATCGTAATCCGGATGCCCGATATACCACGGCGCTCCCATCAGCCGCGCCGGCGCGTTGAGCAGGGATTGAAATTCGTTCACCACCTCCTGCCCTTCCTCTTTCTGAAAATTCTGCGTGCCCACTACGTTGGGCCACACGCCAAACGGCGAGAGCTGCACCCACTCCCCGTCCCGCTTGAACTCGTTCACGGCCATTATGGCCTCAGTTGTCGCGATTTCGCTCATAATTATTGGCTTCCGGTTTGCTCCTGGGCGGCCTGGGCCTGCGCCGTTAATTCCTCCTGTGCGGCCTCCGCCACCGTTTCCTCGAACTTCTCCATGTCTGGCAGGGCGGTCGGATCCGCCGCCTGGTCCACGCTCGGCACGCACGCGTAATACACCTGGTCTGCCGCTGCCTGCGCCGCAAAATGTCCAATCACGCCCCCGCGGGCGCTCCCCACAAAAGTCAGCTTGATCCCCAGCTTCCGCGCCAGCACGCTCGCCCGCCGGCCGTGCGCCTGTGGATGCACCGGGATCGTCAGCAGCAAAAACCCGCTCCCCTTCCAGGGCGTCTTGGCCCGGATCATCCCCCCGTGCAATCGCTGCGCAAATCGCGAGTCCCCAATATCAATGGTCGCTTCCCGGTCCGTGATCGCCCCCAACTGCGTGCTCTGCCTAACATCCCCCCAAAAATGCGTCCTCCGGCCGCCCAGCTTGTTGCCCACGGAATCTTTCTGCGTGAAGTGCCGCTGTAACTCCCGGCGCCCCGCGATCGCCGCCGCCGCCAACACCTGGCGCGGATGCTCGATCCGATCCGTTAAAGCCTTCAGTTGATTCCGCGCCGCTCCGCTCTCCAGCTTGATCACGATCATGCCGCACCTCCGCGTCGCAAAACCGAGTAGGTGTATTTTCCCCCGGTAGCCTGGCTCCAGTCCTGCGCCCGTGCGGCGCCGTAAAGCGCGGCCGTGTCCGGAGGCGCTCCAAAACCCGCAATCACTTCGCCATTAAAATCCTCAATGAGGACCGTCGAGAAATTTGAAGTTTCGTGCCAATTCGCGCCGTAGCCCAACCAGCGGCCGTTGTCGCGGTTCGCCAGCACTTGCGGCCAAAGCGGCTGCTTCGGGTCAGCCAGGCGGCCGACGAGGTCGGGATTGTAAACGTAGAGATGGCCTCCCTGGAACCGGGCAATGATTCCCTGGGGAAGCTGTTTCTGAAGCGCCGACCGGTAATCCTCGACCTGCGCCGCGTTCAGGTACCGGAGGTCTTCGTGAAAGAGGGGCTTGCGGCCGGCTGCGACCGCGGAGATTTCGACGGAGTTGACGACGGCTTGCCGGCGAACAACGGATCGAACTTCTTCGGTCGCATCGTTTGCAGGTTGAACTGGGCCAAGAGCGCTTGCGCTTCCGGCGAAGATTCGTCCAGCACTCTCCCTTCGATTGGCGGCGGCCTGCTCATGTAGTTCCACTCCACCTTTCCATTTCACCAACTCACCGTCAAGCTCCACCTGCTCCCCAAAATGTTCCTTCAGCACGTTCTTCAGCTCCGGGCTCAAGTTCCGCACCGAGGCCTCCAACTGCGGCTCAAACTCCTTCGGCGCCACCCGCGTCCCCAGCGATATCAACCCCAGCTCGATGCATTCGGGCCGCAGCACATCCTCCACCCCCATCCCGCTCCCAAAGTCAAAGGGGGGCCACGGCGTCCCAAATCGCGAAAGCCGCTCCCATACCGCGTCGGTCTTCAGCGCGATCATCCGGTTGCCCTGGAAGAATCGGCCGCCCGCCGCCCGCCAACGCTGGATCCAGTCCCGCGGAATCTTGCGCGATTCCACCCGCACTAACTCCCACGCCGGCGCCGCGTTCAGGATGTCCTCGTCCATGTCCGCTTTCCAGTTCGCCCGCCCATATGCCTGGCCCGTCTGCTGCTCGTAGATCAGCTCCGCCCGGCGCTCGCTCGTGATATCCTGGACTGTTCCCTTCAACGAAGGATCAGCCGGCGCCAAACCCTCGGCCTCCGCCAGGCGCGTGATATCCGCGATCAGCTTCGAGCGATCCGTCAGCACGCCAAATTCGTTCCGGCTGTGCGACAGAATTTCAAGCACCCCGGATTGCACCCGGTTCAACACCCGCGCACTCTCCACCCCGGCGCTAAACTGCGCCTGCTGCCGGAGCGACAGCGGCATCTGCGCCCATTCCGCCGACCGCAGCGCCGAGCCCACAGGAGTCTTCTCGCTCACGTGCTGCACCGCTGCCGCGATCGGCCGTTGGACAATCGTCGCCATGATCAGCAACCCCAGCCCGACCCCGGCCGCTCTGAAATATGAAAGCTCAAATTTCAAATCCCTATTCCGCCGGCGTGAAATCCACGTAAAACTTCTGCCCCACCGTGAACTTGCCCGCCAGGTCCGGGTTCGTGATGCACAGCTCCAGGCTCCCGCTCGGCGTCCACCGCGCGTAAGTGTTGTCCTCGCTCTCGCCGTTCGGCCCGAACGGCGCCGTGCACACCGGGTTCATCTTCAAGGTCTGCATCGGCGATGTCGCGCTGCCCAGCACCTCTCTCACTTCCATCTTTGCTCTCATCGTACTCATTGGTTTCCTTTGGTTTTGTGTTCTGCCGTCAAAAAAATCAGCGCTTCCCCTTCTTCGCATCCCGCAGCCCCTGCACCGCGGCCGCCCCCAGCGCGTCCTCCAGCGAGTCCGCCAGGGCATTGGTGTCCAACTGCGCAAACAAATCCGGCAGCGACCGAGCCGCCGATTCCAGGAACTTCGCCAACTCCGCGTCCGTCAATTTCCCGACCCGGATCGTCTCCACCAGGTAGTCGATTTCCTGCTGCAGCGGCTCCAGCCACCTCACCCGCGCCCCGGCCGCATCCGCCATCGCCTGCTTCACCAACTCCGGTATCGCTTCCAAAGAGACCTCGTTCGCCGCCGCCTTGTCGTCCTGGTTCTCGGCGGTGGGGTCGTTCGGTTCGATTTTCGGATTTCGGACTTCTTTCGGGTCTCGGGCTTCGGAATTCGGAATTCCCACCGCGGCCGCCGGCGCCTTGAGCAGATCATCGTCCTCGTCCGGCATCGTGCGCCCATAGCGCTCCAGGGTCGCCCTCAATCCCAGCGGCGCGCCCGAGTCCCGCAGGAAACCGTCCACTGTCAATTCCTGCGACACATTTTGTTTCCGCGGGTAAATCACCTTTACGTAAGCCAGCGGCGTCGTCCCCGGCCCAAAAACATTCTCGATCACCAGCTTGTCCAGGCCCATGTTCAGGGTGTCGCTCAGCCACTCGCAATCGTCCTCCTCCAGCAAATCGCTTTCCGCCGCCTGGCCCTCCGCTCCCACGCCGTCCGCCCGGCTCACCGTCCCCAGGTCGCCTCCCCGCCAGATCGCCGCCAGCCTCCGGTCCATCCGCTCCACCAGGCTCTCATACGGCATCTCCCCTTGCCGGTTGATGTCCGTGAGCTTGATCTCTGCACTCCGGCTGCGCACCAGCCGCAGATCCGCTGCCAGCGCGTCCACCGCCGCCTTGATCGCGTCCCAATCCTCGCTCCCGCGCGGCGCGTCCGTGATCCCTTCCACCACCGGCTTGCCCCAGTCCTGGCACAAAATCAGCCAATCCTTCAGCGGCAGCCGCTTAAACATATAGGCCACCGCGCTCACCTCCATCAGCCCCTCGTTCAAACTCACCAGCCATTCCCCCACCTCCATCTCCTCCCCGTCAAACGTGTGCGCCTGCGCCAAAAACCGGAGCTTCCCCGTCCGATTCTCGAAAAACCACAGCGGGCAGTAAACCAGCTCCGCCTTCAGGCCGTCCGGGCCCGGCTTCCAAACGATGTGATGCACCGCGTACTTGTAGCCCAGGGCAAACATCATCTGCCGCCGCAGCAGGCTGAACCCGCCTCGCTCGTTCAAATCCACCCCGTTCGTCACCTCCAGGTTGTTGTAGAAGAACGTCAATGCCTCCTGGTGCCGTTCGGCCTCCGCCTCCGCCCCGTCCGGCAGATCCGCGTTCACCATTACCTCCCAGTTCCTCCGGCTCGGCGCCTTCTCCCGCTTCGCGCTCGCCGGCTGCAAAGTGTCATCCCGACGCTTGATCGCCTCCATCGTCCGGGCAAAGGGGGCCAAATATCCGGCGTGGAACTCCTCGATCTGGGTCGTCAATACCTCCGGCGTCAGGTTCCGAATAGGGTTGTACCGCTCCTGCCGCTCCACCCGCGCCCGTTCAAACCCGATTTTCGAGTCTAAATTCATCTTCCCACCCCCCCGCTAATAGACGACTGCAGAAAACTGCAGCCACATCCACGCCTTCGGAGCGCTTCCCAGCACTCCAGACACCCGAAATTCGTCCTGGGGCATCCTAGCGAGGCTTCGGATTGCGGATTTCGGCCCTCGGAATTCATAATAGCACCCCCCTGGTTCTGGCCGAAATCCTCCCCTCGGCACCCTCCTGGATGTTCTCCGGGTCCAGGGTCACCGTCAGCCGCTCGTAAGCCACCGGCCCGGCCGCCCCTTCCAGCGCCCAATCGGCCAGCTTCCCGGCATCAAAAGTATCCCCGTGCCGCCCGTCCGACTGGGGCTCGCACTCGTAATGCTCCCCGTTCTTCGTCGTCAGCCGGTGGTCGTCCTTGAAATATTGCTCCGGCGGCAGCAGGTACCGGTTGTCGTTCACCGCCGCCGCATACCGGTCCCCCAAATAAGTCTTGTGGTTCGGCGCCCGCACATACCCCGCCGGCACCGGGTCCACCGCCAGCCTCGCGTCCACCAGCTCCACCGGGATCAACCCCGATAACTCCTGGGCCGTCTCCCGAGCAAAATACTGTTCACTGGTCGAATCGATGCACAGCCGCCGCGCCGGACCACCCTTCAGCCGCCCCTTCACCACTTCGATCACCGCCCGCACCCGACCGCGAGCAATCTTCGGATCCCGCTCCTTCCACACAAACACCATGCGCTGCGCCTTCATGACCCCAAGCCGCTCCGTCACCGTCAGCACGCTCGGGTTGCTCGTGTCGTTCGTCGTCGTCGCCGTGTCCAGGCCCAGCCCCACCGCCCCGTTCGTCAGCAGCCGGCTTAACGTCCCCAGGGCGATCTGAAACTCCCCATCGCTCTCCACCACCACGCAGGACGCCTGCCCAATCCCCCGCGTCTGCGAGGTCATCAGCGCAAACAAATCAATCGCCGCGCTCCCGCTCGCCTTGTGGATCAGCCGGTAGCTGTCGTCCAGCCCCAGCCGGTTCGCCGGGTCCGCGCAAAACGCCTCATACGTCATTGGCTTCCCCTCGCGCTGGTCGTAAAGCACGTGGCCGGCGGCGTACGCGTCCGCCAGGGCGACGCGATGGATCAGGATGCCGTTCTGGCCACGATAGAAGTGCCCCTCGGGGCTCGGTGGGAAACTGCTGCCTGGCGCAGGCAGGGTCATTTCGAAGAAGGGATGCCGGTCGTTCCGGCACAAATTCGACGCGTAAATCATCTTGAAGCTCGGATCCGTGTCCATGATCGGCTTCACCGCCACCTGCAAATCCGTCTCCAGCCCCGGCGGCGTAAACCCCGCCTCATCCCGCACCACAAACCCCGTCCACCCGCGCGCCGTCGCCGGGTTCGGCGCAATGATCAACGTCCGCGAATACGCCGTCCTATCAAAATAAAGCCGCAGCTCCAGCTTCGAGCTGCGATACAGCTCCGCAAAATCTTCCGCCTTCAATTGCGCGTAAAGCTTCCCCGTCTCCGAGTTGGCGCACTTGAGCTGCAGTTTCCCCCCGGCTGCCTCCGTCGAGACCGCCATCGTCATCTGCACCGCCGCCGCCTCCCGTGCCACCATCGCGGCCTGTTCCGCCACACTCAGCGTCTTGCTGATCAACTCCGATCCCACCAGCAATGAAGCGGAGGCCGCGATCACATTCCGCCCCGGCTGCTCGCTCATCGCGTCGAAACTAATATCCCCCAGCGTCGTGCTCTTCCGGCATTGCCGCGCCCAAAATAACACCATCGACCGCGCCTTGCGCACCGCCACCAGGGCGACTTGCTGATACTTTCTGCGCGTCCACTTTTTCATTCCGGCAATTTCACCTCTCCGGATTTCTCCAGCGCATCGACATCCGCAAACCACGTCTGCCGCATCAGCTTGATCTTCTCCTCGTCGCTCACATTCAGCTCCGCGATCTCCCGCGACTTCGCGTCCGTCGCCGCCGCCAAAATCTTCTTGCAGCTCTCCAGGATCCACTTCTCCCGCTCGAACCGCAGCTTGTCCTGGCTCCGCGCCTCTGCCTGCCTCCGTAAATCGATCTTCTCCCGCTCGAACTCCGCCCGCGTCCGCGCCGAGTCCCGGTCCAGCGTCAGCCGCTGCGTCGCCGTCCACACGTCCGCGTCCTGCGCGTCGATCGCCAGCGCCGAGAAAAACGCCTGCCCGGCCTCGTGCAATTGCTGCGCCGTCCAGTCCGGCCGCGTCCCCTGCAGCTTGGCGAGCAGCGTGTCCACCGTCGATTCGTTGTGCGCCAGCCGCTGCGATAGCCGATAGGACGACAAGAAGAGCGACAATGCCGAGGACGACGTATGCACACCATCCGCCCGCAGCCACTTCACCGTTTCCGCCAGCGTATGCCCCAGCGCGTACTCCGCGATCGCCCCCTGCCGGTCCGCAGGCAGCGTCTTGAGCACCGAATCCGGTCGCGCTTTCTTGTTCATTCATTCAGCCCCTCTCGTCTACGATAGCGATCCCCTTCGTCGTAATTCGCCAGGCCCGGTTGGCCGCCCCAAGTGCCTTGAGCACCTCTTCCACCAGGCCTTTGCGCGCCAGCACGTCCACCCGGTCCACCACGTCGTCCGGCTTGGCCGACCCAAACCCAAACCCGATCAGCATGTGCCCGATCCCCTCCGCGTTCAGCCCGAACCGGCTGCGGTTGGCGTCCAGCACCCGCAAGATCGCCAAATCAAAGAGTTCCTGTTGCGCTGCGTTCATCTTATTTGGTATCCACGCTCAAGTTCCGCTCGATCAGCCGATCGATTTTCCCGTCAATCTGCACCAGCCGCTGGTGCGTCATGGCTGACGACGTCTCCAGCCCACCCACCGCCTTTTCGAGCGCGTTGACCCGCCCGTGCACCATCGCCATTTCCTCCGAGATTTTCCTGTGCGCACCCCGCTCCACCCCGCCGATCTTCGAGAACAAGTCCCGGTGCTCCTGCGCGTTGGCGTCCATGTGCCGCTTGCAATCCTCCTTGCTCGTCGCCTCGAACTCGAAGTTCACCGTCCGCCGGTTCTTCTGCCCGGTGATCCTCTCCATCACCGCCCACCCCTGATTCAGCGCCGCGGCCAACCCGCCCAGCGACACCAGCAGCCAGCCCATCGTCGACCAATGGCTCGGATCCGGCAGCGCCAGACCCGTGGTCTGGGCGAACATCAGCAGGGAATGAATCATGAGTTCAGCGGAGTCTCAGGTGCACAGCTATTACCCGCCCCGCTCAAGCTTTGGCCAGTGCCGTCGGGCTCGCCGGCGATGTCGTCCCGCCGCCCTGCAGCGTGCGGATGATCGCCATCACCTGCTCGGCCGCCATCTTCGCGTCCGGGTTGCTCACGTTCTTCTTCAAGAGCTTGATCACCTGCTGCGTCACCCCCGCCTCCGCCTGGTGCGCCTGCATCCACTGCACCAAAGCCAGATCATATGCCTCGCCGTTCGGCAGTTGCTTGATGAACTCCCGCATCCCTTCGACAATCTGCGCCGTGTTCGCCGCCGTCGCATACCGCTTGCTGGACCTCATCGATGCCCAAATGCCCCACAGGATGCCCATGCCGGAGCTCACCAGGCCGCCCACGCCGAATAGGTTCCCGACTGCGCCCGCCGTGTTCGTGATCTCCTGGGCGCCCGCACCCGGCTTGTAAACATAAGCGTCATTCGTCACGGACTGCGTCACCGCGTTCGTCACCCAGGTCACGACCCGTTGCTCATTTGTAAGCGTGATGATGTTGACCACCGGCTCACTGTTGACGTAGTTGGTTTCAGTGACCGTCCGCTTCACCAGGTTCGTCTGGTAAACCGGGATCACGTGGTAATTGGTCTCCACGGTCACCACCTTGTTCGTCGTGATGTCGAAGAGCCCGCTCTCAAACCGCGTCGGCGGCGCCGTAATGCATCCCGAAATTAAGACCACCGAGGCCGCAAGCGCGGCGCCCAGGGTGATCACGGGGAAATTCTTTCGCACGGTATTTCTGATGTTCATAGGTATCGGACTGTGGTTAACTGCGCTGGGGAAGGCATGCCGGAACCGGTCACCCACGTGGGGGTGGCGGCCGGAGGAAGTGGCCGTTTGGTGGCCGGCCCGGCAAAATGAAGTTGTGTTGCTGAATGTGCCCACGCCATCACCAGCGCAGTCTGCCAAAAAGAAAAAGCCCGGCCACAGCCAGGCTCACCACACTCACTGCATTACGCCATTTTCTCAGCCGTCACATTTCATGCGGCCTTTCCGGCCAGCCGGCGCTTAAGAATGCTTCGATTTGTTCCTCGGCATAATACTTCCATTTGATCTCGTCGCCGATTGCCAGTGTCTGCAGAAAAACCATCAACTGCGGTATTGGCACGCAGGGAATCGTGAGCATGTCCGTGCCTTCTGCAATCATCCCCGTCCTTGCAGCCAAGTCCTTTGCATCCTGCCAGTCCTGGCAGGGGATCAGCAGTGAGAAACACTGAGTCCCTATCTTCCGGGAGAACAAGAATTGTTTAACGCTCATATCATCGCCCCCGCCAAATAAGACTCCCATGCCTCTACTGGCACCCGATAAAATCGTTTGTCCGTCGCGTTCGCTCCCGCGATGTTGATCGCCCGCAGCTTCCCCTCCTCGATCAAATCAATCACGTGCCGCTCGCTCACCCGCAGCTTTGCCGCCACTTCGAACACGTACAATACCGTCCGGTCCTTCGGGAAGGCCAGACTCGGAAACTCCATCTGCTGTGGCTCTATTTTCTCCATGCCTCAAAACGGATCCACGCCCAGATCCAAACATTCCTCGTTCCACCGCCTCACGCTCTCCGCGCTCGCCAGCAACTTGCTCCGCGCCTTCAGTTGATTCAGCTCCGCCAGGTAATCCTCGCACTCGAACTTCGCGAACGTGTGCTCCCAAACCGGCGCATGAATAAAGTAAACGCAGTAATCGCATACCAGCTTCATCGCCGCCGCCGGCACTGACTCCGCCTCGCCCACCACCCACTTCAGAAATATCTCCACCACCGCCGCCAATTCCCCCGAGGCTTCATCCCGCCAAAACAGCGGCAGCCCCATCGGCCGGTAAAACGCCGGCATCCGCTGCGCCGGCGACGCCGCCCCCGCGCTGCACCCCGCCTGGTGGCAAGCACGGCACATCGTCCCCGTCGTCGTGAACTTCAACATATCCACATCTATCCCGCACTTGGGGCACTTCATAGCGTTACCTCTATTCAATCCGCAACTTCCAGAGTCCCATCACTCCCGGTACCGCGTTCGTCTGCTTGCTGAAATCGATCCATACCACCCCGTTGCTCGAATACTCGACCACCAGCACCGCGTTCGACCGCGGCGTCAGGTGCTGCGGATAAACCACCTCGTTGCACCAGTCCGATTCTAGCCCGTTGCTCGCGCAAGCCGTCACCGTGAAATAATGCGGCACCGCCCGGTCCGCCATGAACACCAGGTTCGTCGTGAACGCCGTCACGTAATTGGTGTACTTCCGGGAGGCATCCCCGTAATAAAGCTTGTAGAAATCCACCGTCTCCGGATGTGCATGCGACCACCGAAATCCAATCTTCACCGCCTCACCGGCGGACAGATTCTTGGCCAGACTCTTCCCCGTCGGCGGCATGAGCTCAACCTCATCCCCCTTAGCGCCCTTAGCGTCCTTGGCGTGAGGCACAGTCCCCGGCCCCGCGCACCCCGCCACGACCAGGAGGAGGACAAAGACAATCACCAACTCACGGATAACTCGTTTCCCGCTTTTAAGGCGAAGTAGCTTTTTAGCCGCTTTCGCAACGGCATGCCAAACGAGTTGGGTCTCAGTCGGCTGGTCCTTCCATTCCCGCACCTCACCCCATATGCGAGGTCCGTGGTTGCGCTTCTCCCGATTCCCAGCATCAAATAAGTCCTGTGCCAATTGCCATGTGTTGTTTCGTTTCATAGTTTTCTTTCTGTAATCTCAAATCCTCACGCCGCCGCCCTCCCATAAAACACCCGGTCACTCTCCAGCACCCGGCTCTTGATCGAGTCCGCGGCCTTCAGCGCCTCACTCCGCCACCAGCCGTATTCCTCCCGCGTCATCGACAGCACCAGCTTGTAGCCCTTCTGGTGCCCGCAAATCCGTCCCCCGCTCACGTCCGCCAATTTCCTCAGCTTCCGCTTCATGTTCTCCGTCGCCGGCTGCCCCAGCTCCAGCAGAATCTCCGACGCCGAAATCCAATCCCTGCCCTCCAAAAACGCCACAAACCACTCCGCATTCCGGCTCCCAGCCGCGGCCTCCGCCGAAAACAGGTCCAGCTCAGGTTGTGGATCAGGAGTTCTCACTCGAGGCGGCGATCTGCTTGGTTATCGGCGCGGGTTCCAGCGGTGGAATGTTCGGCTGTTGATTGGTCATTCCAGCGTACAACATGCGGTTGCGTTCGCGCGAAACTCTCAGATTCGCCAGTCGCAAAAGGTCCCTCCCTTCCGACCTTGTATTGGGGTTTGCCAATAGCTTTTCGGCGTCGTCCATCAATTTCTCGATGTCGTCGTACTGCTCTCCATTATATGTGCGTTTTTTCATAAAGTCTCCGCAACTGCAGCGCCCGGCGCTTGAGTGCGATCAACCGGTCGGGAAACTCGATGCCGGTCACACCCTCCATTCCCTTTAATAAAACTCTCCTAACGTAGGCTGCTGTCAGCTCTTTACTCGCTCGCCTTTGTTGTTCCCGAAGCCTCTCTCGGTTCGCGGGCCGCCATCGCCTTAGTTTTTCCCGAAGCTTCTCTCGGTTCGCGGCCCGCCATCGCCTTTGTTGTTCCCGAAGCTTCTCCGGGTTCGCGGCCCGCCATCGCCTAGCTTGTTCCCGATCCTTCTCTCGGTTCGCGGCCCGCCATCGCCTAGCTTGTTCCCGAACCTTCTCCGAGTTCGCGGCCCGCCATCGCCTAGCTTGTTCCCGAAGCTTCTCTCGGTTCGCGGCCCGCCATCGCCTAGTTTGTTCCCGATCCTTCTCTCGGTTCGCGGCCCGCCATCGCCTAGCTTGTTCCCGAAGCTTCTCTCGGTTCGCGGCCCGCCATCGCCTATCGATTTCCCGACTCTTCTCCGGGTTCGCGGCCCGCCAGCACTTTCTGTATTCCTGTTTCGCGTTCATCACGGACTAAAACGGATTCCCCGCAGTCTCCACTTCGGCCTTCGGATTTCGGTCTTCTTTCGGATCTCGGATTTCGGCCTTCGGATTTTTCAAAGCATGCGGCCGCTTCCTCATATGATTACTCAACGCCGCCAGCTCCACATCCCCCAGCCCCTCCAGATCCTTCGTCCCATAAATCCGCTGGCATTCGCTCGCCACATACCCCCCCAGGCATTCCTCCCGCAGAAACCACAAGTGCCGCTCCCGGCTCTTCAATCCCGGATTCGTCCGGTGTATCTCGCTCCCCAGGTCCAGCGGCTCGATCAACAACCCTCGCACCAGCCGCTCGTCCCCCCAGTAATTCAACACCTGGTCAAACTCCTTGTTTCCCATCCGCCCATGCCCCATGTCCCGCCCGCACGCAGCGACGTGGCAGCCATGCCGCAGATCCTCTGCCGTCATCCCGCGGTGACCCTGCAGCGCGAGCGCCGCCGCGGCCGTCGCCACCCTCAAATGCGCCTCACTCACCCCCAGCACCGCCTCGGGATCCAGCCGCCCCTTCACCATCCGCCACCGGTTCGCCCGCGCCACCGCACCCCACCGGCGCCAATACATCGTCTCCTGGGCTTTGGTCATATCTTTTCTCCATGCAGGTTCCGGAGGTAAAAACTCTGACTACCGCATAAAGGGCACTTACCCAGCTCGGAGATTCGGCCCTGTTGGCGCACGAAATTCAGCTCTTGCCACTGCCCTTGCCACCCACACTTCTTGGTATGGCAACAGATCCAGACCTCAATCCCCTTAAAGTCGCAGCACGAGCATGCGCATTTCAAACAAGCGTTCTTCCCGAGTTTAGCGCTATGCAGAGTCGCCCCTGCTCCGCAAAAATCGCACTTCGTACTATAGGTAATCTTCCGGACCTTTGGTTTTACCGTCTTCATTGGATCAGCGTTCATTAGCGTTAATTAGCGGTTAACCTCCGCCCGGATCCGCTCCAGTGACTTCAATTGCCGCGGCCCCAGCTCTGACTTCGGAAAGTGCAACATCAGCACCAGCGCCCCCGTCCGCTTCAGCACCGCTCCGATCTCCTCCCGCCCGTGCCCGTAGCTCATCGCCACATTCACAAACGCCGCCCGCGGCCAGGCCACCTCCGCGTCCGTCCCACGGCCCGCCAGGATCAGCCTGCTAACTCCAAACTCCTTCTCGACCACGAACAAGATCCGTTCCAGGGAAGGCTTCCCGTTCTCTCCGCGTGGCACCGCCACGGCCGGAGCCGCAATAGTCTCTTTCGGCTTTCCACCTCCGTTCCCTCCGTTCCCTCCTGTTAAATCCCCCTTCGACGGTAATCGAAACAACCCCGCAATCTTCTCCACCCGCTCCCGCTGCAGACCCTTGAAATGCTCCGCCCCATCGAGCGACATCTCCAGCTTCTCCACCGTGCGTCCCAATATCTCCAGGTGAATCGCCTGCAGCACCAGCTCCGCCAGCCCGCGATCCAGCGACCGCGTGATCAGCTTCGCCTCGTCGCTCGTCAAAAACGCCCGCAGCGCCGTCATCGCCGACCTCTCCCTGAGTTGCTCCCCCGTGTTCAGCGCCTCAAACATCGCCGCCACCTTTTCGACCCAAGCCAGGTTCGTTTCATCGCTCGCCATCGCAAACACAAACCCCGCCAATACCCCGGTGGACCGCAGCCCCACCGACTTGCTCTTGTGCGCGATCACGAAATCCACCGCGCTTTGAAACTCACGATATACCTCCAGCGTCTGCCCCACGCTCAGCCGACGCGTCCGCTCCCCGAAACAAAGGCTCGCCATCGCCGCGCAAATCGAGGCCACTATGCTCCCGTTCTTGATCGCGTGCTGGATCGCGAGCTGGTCCCCCACCGTCCGCGTCCGCCCCCGGTCCACGCAATCCATCGTCGTCATCTGCCGGCCATCGATCGCGCTCGGCAGGCCGAATGTCACCATCATCGGAATTGTCACCCCCGACATTACAACCGCCCGCAGCCGATGCTGTCCGTCGATCAACTGGTCCTGGTCGTTGAACGCGATCCCCTGGTGCGTGAACACCCACTGCCCCAGCACCATGTCCCGCGCGTACGCTTTCACCACGTCCTCCACCATCGGCCGGTTCCGGAAATTGTTCTGCAGCCAATACCCCGCCATCGCCGGCGTCACGTCCACCTTCTGGATGGTGACGTTCTCCAACCGCGCCAGGTCAATCCCGTTCTTCTCGATCTTCACCGGGTCCCGCCCGTCCCGGATCAGTCCCCGGCTCTTCCCGATCTCGATCAGCCGCCGGATCTCTTCCGGGCATGATATATTCAGCTTAGCGCCGTTCGGCGAGGGCTTGGATCGATTCAATGTGTTGGTGCTCATGTTTGTTTTCTTGGTTGAAATTCTTCAGCAGCAAAGCCGTCCCCTTGCGCGCATGCCGCGTCCAGCGGATCCCGGCAATCTGCCGCCGCTGCTCCAGGCTGATCTGGAGTATTTCCCCCAGCTCGATGGTCCGTTTGTGCAGCTCCGCCTTGCTCAATAGTTCCAAGTTCCCCAGGGAAACATTGTGGCGATCGCGATCGCGGAAGAAGATTTCGTGCTGCGCCGGCATCCGGCGACCGTGATGCGCCTCCCACATCAAATGCTGCAACGGCCGCCGATCTCCCGAGCCCGACCGATAATAGCCCTTGCGCGTCCAGTAATACGGCCGGCCGCGCCAGATCAGCCCCCGGCTCGCCCGCTTCGGCTTGATAACCGCCCACCGGCTCCCCGCCTGCGCCCGCGCCCGCGAGGCCAGCCGCGTTATGTTCGCATCCTTGAACCCAAACGGCCGCATCTCCCCCTGCAGGGGCGTCGTCGGCTGCGGTTGCGGCAGGGGAGATTTCGGGTTCATACAGTCATCGCCTCCTCGCCATCGTCGCCGTCATTCCGGCCCGGCCCGACAGCAGCAATTCCAGCCGCGTTCCGGCCGTCACCGTCGCGCCGTTCTTTCCCGTGCCCCGGCGCTGCTGCTGCTCGTCGTGCGTCAGCATCTCGAGGTTCTCGATGTCGCAGTTCCGTCGGTTCCCGTCCTTGAAACAAATCGTGTGCCCCGGCGGGATCGGCCCATGGTGCGCGATCCAAATGCGGTGATGCAGATACGTCATTCCCGGCCGGTAGTTTTGCGACCGGTAAATCGTGTCGCGCCAGTAGCCATACCCATCCGTGGTATATTTGCGCCCCTGGTAGGTGATCGCCGGCCGGAAATTACGGCGCCGCAGCTCGAGCCCCGCCGTCTGGAAAATCCCATACATGTTCTGCCGCGTCCGACCATGCAGCGCTCCCGCCTTGCTCAGCGATCCCAGCCGTTGGTAATCCGCATACATCCGCAGCACCCATTCCCGCGGTAGCCCTCGCCGGCCGCAATAACAACCCCCCTGCCCGCGCAGGCTGGTCACCCCCAGCTTCGGAAACATCAAGCCCGCGGTCACTCCGGTACCTCCATCGTCGCCCGCAACTCCCGCCACGCCTTCTCCCGCTCTGTCATCTCCCCCAAGTCGTCTTCCGGTAGGACACGAGGTGACGAGTGCTCCCCGGTCTTCAGCGCCTCACTCAATAACTGCGGAAACTTTGCCGACCGCCGATAAACCGCCCCGCACTTGTTCCGCTGCCCCGCCCGCACGCGCTCCAGGAATTCCGTCCGGACGCAAAGCTGATTCAGCAGGACCGACAAATGATTCCGCCGCATCTCCGGCGCCACCACCTCCACGTCCTCCACCATGAAGTTCCCCAATAGCCCGCTGATCCGTTGCATGACCCGCTCATACGTCGGCGAGTGCCAGCCAAACTGCCGCGCCCAGCTCAAGGGCTTCCGGCAAGCCGGACACACCTGGTCTCCCTCGATCGACTCGCCCTTGCGCGAAACCCAGCGATGATACAGCCGGCCACAGCACGACGCCTCATGCGTGTAACGCTGCGGCCGCTTCACCGGCACCCCAGCCGTCATTCCGCACTCTGCACTCTGCACTTCACTCATGCTTCCTCCTCGCGGCCGCGCTCAGCCCACCGTCTCCGCCGCCTGGCGTTTCCCGTCTCGCTTCGCCGGCTTGTCCGCCTTCATGGCAAACGGGATCACCTTGAAGTTGTCTTTCTGTTCCCGCCGGCAGCCAAACAGCGCCAGCGTCGCGTCGTCCAGCTCGCTCAACGCCTCCAGGTTCGGTTCCTCGTGCGTCCGGATGAGCTGCGCCAGGGTGAAGCGGACCGGCCGTCCCACCGCCTCGCGCGCGAGTTCCTCCTGGCACGCCAGCCGGATCTTCAACAGCACCTTCTCCTCGTCGTCATAATCCAGGCTCGACGACTTCCGGTACTGCAGCCCGCCAAACGGCGTGTTGTGCGTCCGCTTCTTGTCCTCGGGGAAGAGCGCCTCGTAGTGGGCATCCGCCACCTTGCGCAGCTCGGCCTCCAGGTTCGCCAGGCGGATCTTCGCTTGCGCGTGCTTCGGCAGCAGCTCTTGAGCGGCCGCCAGTTGCACCGTCTTAATCTCCGCCTCCGCTGCCTCCAGGGCCGCGTTCAGACTCGAGTACTCCGCCAGTAATTCGTTGATCGTGTTGTATTGTTTCTCGTTCATGGTTTGTTTTTTGGTTCAATCGGTTTCCCGCAAAACGGACAGTAGCTGATCGAAATTAGGTTCGGATCGTTGCGCTTCAGCTTGCCGCCATCGGCGCGCTGCAGGGGAAATCCGTGCACCGCTCGCAGCGTCAGATCGTCCACCTTCAGCGTCGTGCAGATGTCTGCAATCTTGTAGCCGCGCTCCTGCAGGCCCCGGTTCTTTTCCTGCCAGCAGTTGCAGTCCTGGTTGTTTTCGGCGTCCATGGTCACAGTAGGTATCGGGCCGTGAAGGCCATGCCGGCAGCGATCACAACGACCAGCCCGGAAAACCAAACATTATCCACCGAAGCCACCAGCACTCCAAGCCCCGCGCCGCATAGGCACATGGACGAGAATAAAAACACCAGGGCGAACGCCCGCTTCACCCACACCGACTTCCTCTCGCGGTTAATGCCATCCTTCAAATCGATCATCGGTATCATATGAGATTCATCTTTAGTTGCCCCTCAGCCAGGTCCAGCAGGTCGCTGAAACTGATGACCCGCTCCTTGCGCCTCCGGCCGCGCCGCACCTTGAGCCCGCGCTTCCGGTCCAGCTCATAGCGCACGCTATTCCCGTCCACGCGCTTCCAAATCCCCCGACGCCGGCGCATCTTCCCGTTCTGCGCTCTGCACTCTGTGCTCTGCATTTCATTACCCCCCCCCCCCCCCCAAATCCCTTGCCCCCCCCCCCCCTTTCCCCCTTTCCGTTTCAAAACTTAAAATTGAGATTTGCCACGGGGCCCCCCCCCGCGCCCCCCCCCCCCCCCCCCCCCCCGGCAACCCCCCAACCCAAACGCCCCCCCCCCCGGCAAAAAACAAAGGCCCCCCCAATATGAGGGGTTT